TTTTAGTGCCATTTTCTGTCCTTTCTGCTTGGGTTGAGTATTCTACACTAGAACTACCTCTCAACCCAATGCTTTAATTGTTGTTAAGTTTTTATAAATAACAGAGTTTAATATAATATCCCATTGACAAATGTCAATATTAGTTTAAAACTTTTTTATGCTATTAAATATAAACATAAAGAAAGAGAGGACAAATGGCTAGAATAAGACTAAACAACGAGTATCGAAATAAGATTGCCAATCGAATGAGGGTACATCTTGAACAAGAAGATACTCAGGAAAAAAGAAAGTATGACAAATTAAAAGGCGAACAAATCGACATAAATGATATGGCTTGGTCTGTTGCTGAAAAAATTGTCAGACGACACTATACTGAAGATGATGTCGAGAAAGCATATTATCTTCAGAATAAGTTTGAAAATGTTTCGACTATTGCGAAAGATAGTTGCTTTCATTTTCATTATCTTGGAACAAAAGAAACAAGAGATTATGATGACAATCTCAGAATAGAAGAAAATGTACCAATAGAAAAACATTTTGACTTTAAATTAAATGGTTCTATTGATGAAGATAACAATTCTTCTTATTCACACGATAGTCAATATGCTTTTGCTTTGTATCGAGATGAAATCAACGCACAGGAAAATTGCAACGCAGACATCTTGATTGAACAAAAAGACAAAGATGACAACCCACATAAAAGAAAGTTTGTTGAGAACAACGAAAAATATTTGGGTTTGTCTGGTGGTCGAGATAATGAAACCAAGTATGGTCGAGAGTGGAACGAAAAATATCAGCTTGATTTAATTGGTCGAGATTATTGTCGAGATAGGTCTATTGCTTGTAGTGAAGATGAATTCAAGTTTTTAATAACTTGGAAACAACAAAAGGCTCAATTTGTTTTGGCACACGAAAAATGGATTGAAAGTGTCCTACAACAAATGAAAGAAATCAAGATAGGATTAAAGGGTTATAAATATCTTGATGAAGCAATCGAACTTTGTACTGAACTCGGTTTGAATATTACAGACGCAGAAATAATTAGAACCAATAGTACAGGCTTGGTTATCTACAATCCGAAAAATCTGGCAGAAAGAATTAAGGGTATGAAAAATACTGAAAAAACCAGAGAACAAAAGATAGCAGAGCGTGTTGCATATATGCAACAACAACAAACTAATTCTGATAACTTGAATTAAGTTGTTGCAATTTGTTATGGGATAAATTATATTTATCCCATAACCATAAAGGTTATAGAAAGCGAGATAAAATGATAAATAATAAACCTTTTAAAATCACTTACTACTCAGCAAGTGATAAAAAGACAATAACAAGAAATGCATTATGGA